CTCGATTAAGAACTTAACTGTATTGTATTTTTTATATGGTTTAGTTTTATATTCTATTTCTTGTTGGTTGTAAATCCAGTCCATCATATCTCCCTATTGATAAAGTATACTATATATTGTCCCGCAGGAATGGCAGATATGCTCAATATACATACTGCTCGGCTCAAACAACTCAAAGTTCTGTATCCCGTTATTGGCTATTACCAAGTCGTCGGCACTGAATTTTAACAGCGGTCGGTTGCATTTAATACACCTAAGTAATGTAGTCTGGTGGGTGGGTATGACATTGTGGTAGAGATACATGGTAATGTGCATTGGCATTACAACATCTCCTGCTCGATCTTGTTCCTGTTAACCACATCTTCAAGGTCTATATGGTAGGCTTCGGCTTCGTTATCCTCATTGACTATAAAGCTCTTGGGTTTGTCCATATAAGGCGTGGCGTCCACTAACCCGACCATCGTATTGCTTGCCCTCATATAGGTTTCTAAGCCGTACCTGAGGGCGTCCATGCAATGGTTAAATGAATCAATCGGCTTGTTAATGATCTTGCCATCCTTATCGGTTTCCCACATATAATTACGGTACTCATGGAGTAGGTTAATGCTTCGCTTGGTGATGCTCACCTGCTGGTCTTGGACATAGGATATGCCCTGTGTAACACTGCCTTGGCCTTTTTGGGCCGGCAGTATGCTCACGCCGTATAAACTTATCTCATCAATGCTTTTGGGTTCGGCACTATCGGCATAAACCACCACTTCGGGGTGTTCTATATTGTTAAGGAAATCGGCTATCTGCTTATTGGTTAGCCCTTTCCTATATAGCCTCTCGTCTAATATGAACCCGCCATTATAGTAATAGATATCCACGATGGCTGTCGGGTCATTACTATAGCCGAAGTCCAGCCCACGCCTCTCCAAACGTGCCTCATGTGGAATTTCATCGATGGTTATCCAATTGGTAAAGATCCTGCCCTCAACGTCGCCAAGCTCACCCAAGGCGTATACTTTCCACCAATTCTTATTGTGCTCATGGGCGAAGATCTCCCTTAATGTGATTTGCCCGGGTTCGTCTAAAAGGGCTTCATTGTCTAAGTATGTAACCGTAATGAAATCTATGTCGGTTCGGGTTGGTAGCATATTGGTATAGAACCAGAACTCATTGGTCGGGTTCCAGTCCAGCCAGACTATTTCCCTTGTCCTGGTTATGAGTTGGTCGGCAATTTGGTATTCAATGTTATTGCACTCGTTTATAAATAGGACATCACGCCTCGGTCCGTGAGCCTTTCCATAAGTATCTATCGATTTGAACTCAATTACCGAGCCGGTCGGGAATGTATAGTCATGCCTCGTGCCATGCCATTTATCCTCCTGCCAAACATTGCGATCCTTCATAATCGCTTCAAAGTCCCGCATTGCTCCACCTTCCAAGTGCGGATACGATTCGGATACTACAGTCGCAAGTTTATTATTATTGGTTTGGGCGTAGTCAATCAGCCATATCAAAATTGAAATGGTTTTGCTGGCGGCCGTCCCTCCGGCTACCGCCCTAATACGTTTCTTGAGGGCGAAAATCTTTCGGGTAGCGACTGTGTCCTGGAATCGAAATGTCGTCTGGCTTTCCACTTAAACCTCCATATATCGGGATTACTAAAATGTTGGCTGGCGGATTGTCCCGCATGTGTCCTTTGATTTTAAGGGTAGTCTCCAAATAACGATGTCTGGTTAAGAAATCGGGCTGGACATCTACAAAACTCTCCTCGCTTTTAGTACCCATCACAATTGTTTTGGTTGCGTCCAAACCTTCATTTAATTTTTGAGCAAGCTTTTTATCCGATATGCCAACTTTTTCCATCACTTCTGTAAAGGCTATCGATTTAGTCAAATGATCTGGATTTCGGGATGTTGCTTTAGCATAACCAGCTTTACGCATGGCTTTTGATACGCTATCGCCCTCTAATATGTGTTTAATCGCTTTAGTTTGTTTGGGGGTTGCCATTTGGTTTAATTATACTATTAATATAGTCCTTTAGATCTAAGGTGGGTTTCCAGCCCAGCTCTAAGGCTTTAGTCGGGAAATTACCGGATTTTTTCCTGCCTGAATATCCATCTACCATTTTTATCTTGGTCTTGAACATCTTGGCGACCTGCAATACCGAATAGGCTTTGGGGTTATATAAAACGTAGCCGTCGCCGTGGCCTTTTTCGCCGATTAAGACCATGCCTTTAACTAGATCCTTGACGTAAGTGAAGTTTCGTTTCTGGGTGCCGGGTTTAACAACCGTTAAGGCTTCGCCGCTTATATATTGGTACATGAACTTGCCGATTAATGTGGCGTATTTTCCGGTGGCGGTTTCGCCCGGCCCGAAAGCATTATTAAAGTAGCAGATGGCGTAATCCAAACCATACCATTTGCCGTAATTATTTATCAGGTCAACGTTAACCGATTTAGTGAATGAATAAGGATTTGCACTAGGATCGTCGTACTTGGTGCTGGAAGCGGCGTAAACCAATTTGCAGTGTTTTAGGCGGCAATACTCTACAACTGCCTGTGTGCCTATTATATTGCGGTCATAGACTATACTTGGCTCATTGAACGACGGGGCAATCCTGGCATACTCCCCTAAATGGTATATGATATCCGGCTCGTAATAATAACAGACTTTTTTGATGTCTTTGGTGTGTATGCCAATGCTGAGATCTATAAAAAACAGATCGTTTCCCTTTAATTCTTCTACTAAATGGCGGCCGATATGCCCGTAAGCCCCGGTTACTATAATTTTAGCCATTCTTCATTCTTGGTTAGAAGTGCTTTTGTAATCTTTACATCAGTGCCTGTGGATTCCGCCCAGGCTTCCCAGGCATAGACATCCTTTGGTAAGCATTTGGAATTGAAACCTCGCTTATTAGGATAAATGAACGACCACCATAGGTTGAATCTTAGGTCGTCGCCATAAACTGCGTCCCGGATGGTGTAGTAATCGATATGGTGGGCCTCACAAGCGTCGTAGAGCTCTTGGAGTTCGCCGAGTTTGAAAGCGACCGCCCGGTTGTCGGTGATTTTAATAACTTCCGCTTCATAAGCCGTTACCTGCCTTATTTTTACATTCGCATTATAGACTGAAGTGTATAAATCTATAAGTTTACGCCTATCTTTTGGGTCGCCGCCGATGGTTATGAACTCGGTGTTGTCATTCATCGGGTGGCGGGGGGTTTCGCCTAAATATTCGGGTTGCATTAATATATGTTTGCCGGTCTCCTCAATCAATCTGTCAACCGTTCCCGGATTAAGCGTTGACCGGACAACTAACAGCGGGGCTTGGCACCAGTAAACCGCCCCCTCGACGATTGTGGTATCTAGAAATTCCCTATCTTTGGTTGGGGTCGGGACACAGATAAAAGCGATATCGCAGTCATTAATCTTTTTCTTGTTATAAAAATGGAGTGGCGGGTCGTCTATAATAGCGTCGGGAAATAGTTTAGCCATAGCTTTACCGACATAACCGTAGCCTATAATCCCTATCTTCATAAATCAAAGTATAACACTAATCTTCGCCTAAAATGTCTTTAAGGTGTTTATTGAAATCTCTAACTGTAGAGATTAAATACTTATCTATAAGTTTATTTTTTTTATGTTGTTTAACTTTAACTGGTTTCTTGAATGAATAAGCTATATCGTGTTTAGGCTTATCAACCTTACCTAGTTTTGACCAATCATATTGTGGTACTAATGGCATATTAAATAACTTTCTTGTTTAACATCAATTCTCTGCAGGTAGAGCCCTAGATTTAGGCTGGTTTAGGAGGGGTAGAGTTTTAACTTGACAAGGTACTAGGCAAAGCGATACAATATCCCTTGATTAGGGCATTCTCATTGAGAACGATTAACCGCCGAGATATCTGAACGGCGGTTTTTTGTATCTTTACCTTTGTCTCAATTCTCCGCAGTATGTCGCCTGAGTTTGAGTGTGGCTCTAACATCTATTTATACTCGCTGTTAGATTTGATTAGGGCGAGTTAATCTCTAGTTTATAACTTGCTTAATGAAATGTAAACACTAATCCCCGGGATAAGCCTCTAATTCCTTGTAAATCGGGGTATTCTCGATGTCTAATAATGGATCTTCAATTACAACATCCCTTGTCGATAACTCTCCGGCCA